TCTACATCTTGTGAACGATAGAACTCTTCATTTTGAGTCAACCACCTTAGTGAAGTTTCCTCATCACCAGCACCCAAGTCAATGGTTTCTTTGACAAGAGTTTTGAATTCTGTAACCGCAAGTTCTTCTGCTTTCTTTTCTGCAATAAAGTTCTCTTCATTAATCTTAGAAGCAGATGCGATTTCAGCATCCAACTCTGCATCTGTCATAGATGCAAAATCAACAGAACGAGCATAAGACTTAGAGTATGCATCAGCAACACAGTAGTAAGCAGTTTCCTCAAGGTCAGTTCTCTTGAACTCTGCAAGAGTACCAGATGGAACTCGTTCATTCCAATACTTGGTATCTTCTGGTTCAGGCATCATGCCCATCCAACAACCGTCTTTTTTAGAAAACTCTTCTGCCTCTTTTCTTTGGGCATTGATATAATCTACAAGTGCTTTTTCCATAATCAAACCTCTTTTCTCATCATTACTAGCATAGTATACATGTTTTTAGAACAAATGTCAAGGCTTTTATTCTACCCTATCGTGAATTGGTACGGCACCATAAAATGATGAACCCATCATCTCTTCAACTTTTTCACTGAACCTTGAATCAGAAGTTGCACCGTAGTTTCCACCGAACATAGTCCATGAACCTTTTTCGATTTCTTTCACTGGAACAATGTTAACGATAGTCCTACCCATAACATTCCTTGAAACTAATTGTGCTTCGGGGTATTCTTCACTAGGATTAAAAGGCCCACTCACATTTGTAATGCAAAGTCCTTTACAATTTGCTGACACTCCACCATTTGTGGTATCACCTAGATTACTCTTATATACGTTAATATGTAAACCCATATTATATCTCCTTTATGATTGATTTGACAAAAGAACTGAATGGTAAACTTACTTCCCAATCTTTATTCTCATAGTCGATTATTAATATATCTTCACCACCATCAGGGCCACAACAGTGTCCAATGATTTCTGCAACTTGCGAACCCATCTCACCAAGTTTTTCGTTGAATGAATGAACCTCAAATTTTCTACCAACTGTATCCATAATTATTTCCACTCCAAGTTATTATCTTCAATCAAAATGTCTCTAACTCTTTCTCTGTCAAGACTATCTCCACCACCCCAAGTAACTTTGTCATTTAGGGAATTGATGTACTTACTAGTTGCAGCGATAATCATTTTGGGACTCGCACCAATCGGATAAACCGCATTGGGAACATTACCGTAGAAAGACTCTACATAAGCAATGAAGTCAACCACTTCAGAAACTATCACTTCAACTTTATCATTATTAATCATATTTTTAACGTCCTTTCTCATTGTTTATAAGTATATTATACATGTTTTAAGAACAAAAGTCAAGGCCTAAATTCATCTTTTTTTGCATTATTTTGACAGATTGTCGCACCTTAATCATGGGTTATTTGTGAGGCATAATCAATTTTGTCAAAGATTGCCTCTAGTTCTGCAATCCGTTCACGACACTTCATTTTCGCAAAACCAGTGCCTGGTGTTTTCTTTTTCTTGCGTTCTAGTGTCTTTAGCATATCTGTAAAATAAACATATTGATTCTGTAGTGCAGTTAACTGATCCATTCTAATACGCCTTTGTCATTTCCATCAACTTGAAACCTTCTTCTGCAAGTATCTTTGCATCACCATAATGGGCGAACCCTTCTTCATCTGCAAAGTCCATGCTGCTTGTGTAGTAGATGTTATCATCGTCAACATCAATACCATGAGTATCCATCACATATTTGAAAGTCTTTGCAGTCTTGATGTTTCCAGCAATCAGATTTCCTACACCTTTGTAGATTTCCAAACCACCGTTGTTCGCACTGATAAAAATTGTTTCCATAATTAAGTTCCTCTCTCATTGACTATACATATACTATAACTTGTTTTCACAACAAAGTCAAGGCAAATCGCCAAAAAAAATCCCTGTAAAAACAGGGACTTAGTAAAAAAGTTTATTTTATTTTTTAGAATCTACCTAAGAATCTTGCAATATGATGTACAAAAGGTAGTAGGGTTGCAGCCATGAATAGGTTTACCCCTGTATGTGCGAGTGCTATTCGCAAAGTGTCACCCTTCGGCATTCCATCTGAAACCAGAAGTCCTGCTAACCAGATAGTTCCAGTTGTTCCAATGTTTGCACCAAGTACACAAGCGATTGCGGCAGGCAATGGTACTGCACCA